CATGGGCTGACATCACGGGGGACAGCTCGCATGCAGATTTACATACAGCAGAGGGTTTTATGCCCTCAATAATGGTTACTCATGCATACTTGCTAAACAAAGATAATAAGAATATAAGAACATTTGCAAGTTATGAAGTTGATAGTGAATTATTTTCTGATAGGAATGTATTTCCTAAAGGTTGTATTATTAAGATGGAAAAAATTAAAATATGATAAACATACATGAAACATTTCAAGAAACTTTACAAGGAGAGGGTTATCATACAGGAACTGCTTGTGATTTTATAAGAACTTATGGATGTCCTGTTGGATGTTATTTTTGTGATACAGGATATGAACCAGATGGAGATTATTATAACAAAAAAATAAAAAAACATAAGAAATCTATAGAAGAACTTATTGCTGAACTAAAATCTGATCTAGTTGTTATTAGTGGTGGCGAACCATTTATTAATAAAAATTTACCCCAGCTTTGTAATGAAATAATTAAGACAGGAAGAAAAGTTAGTATTGAAACTTCAGGAAGTTATTGGCAACCTATATCTGATGATGTATTTGTAACTCTATCGCCAAAACAACATATAAGTCCTAAATTTCCTGTATTGCAAGGCTTTTGGAGACGAGCAAATGAATTTAAATTAGTTATATCAGAGGGAAACGAATTAGATTTTTATAAAGAACATTTAAAGAACTTTAAAGGTTATAAGTACTTGCAACCAGAATACAACGAACACTCTAAGTCTTTACAAAACTGTTTATCTTTGATAAAGGACAATCAAGAGTTTAAATTAAGTTTACAAACTCATAAAATTATAAATGTTAAATGAGCTTTATATCAACTAAAACTTACAATCACAGTATTGGATTATCTTGTGCGTTCCGACAATGGAGAGCAAAACATAGTCATTGTAAATATATTCATGGTTATGCTTTATCAGTAAGATTAAATTTTAAAGGAATGTTAAACGATAGAAATTGGGTTTATGACTTTGGCGATCTAAAATTTGTTAAGGAATTTTTAGAAGATACTTTTGATCATAAAACTGTAGTTGCAGAAGATGACCCAGAACTAGAAACTTTTAAAGAACTAGAAGAAAAAGGTTTGATACAACTTAAAATTATTCCTCATGTAGGATGTGAGAAATTTGCAGAATATATTTGCAAACAAATAGCTACTACGATAGAAGTTAATAGTAATGAACGAGTTAAGTTAATGTCAGTTGAAGTAAGAGAACATTCAGGAAATTCAGCAATATATATTAATGATTAAAAAATATTTAACTTGGGATGACTTCTTTGAACTTCTCATCCCTGTCCAAGACAAAATAACACCAGATGATATAGTTTTTGGGATTCCAAAAGGTGGAATGATTGTTTCTAATTTCTTAGAATGTAAAAAAACCCATGATCCAAATGAAGCGACTGTCATTGTAGATGATATTGTAGATAGTGGTAGAACTAAAAAACTTCATACAGAAAACTTTCCAAAAGCTAGATTTATAACAGTAGTAGATAAACAAATTGGAAGTAAATATGATGGCTATATTGTATTTCCTTGGGAACAGGCTGAAGAAGACGCAGAACATACTGTTGCTAAAATGATTGAACATTTAGGAGATAACCCTTTAAGAGAAGGAATAATAGATACACCCAAAAGAGTAGTTAAGTCATGGAAAACTATTTATGGTGGTTATAATCAAACACCTGAAGAAGTTTTAAAAACAAGTTTTAATGTTGATTATGATGAAATGATTATTTCTAAAGACATAGAATTTTATTCTACTTGTGAACATCATATGTTACCATTTTTTGGTAAAGCACATATTGCATATATTCCAAGAGCAAATGTTGTAGGACTTTCTAAATTATCAAGATTGTTAGAAGTGTATGCAAGAAGAATGCAAATACAAGAAAGACTTACTAACCAAATAGCTGATGGAATGATGAAAGTAATGAATCCTTTAGGATGTGGAGTTATTATAGAAGCTAAACATTTTTGTATGGTTTGCAGAGGTGTTCAAAAGAAAAACTCTACAATGATAACTTCAGCAATAAGAGGTTTATTTAAATCAGCAGAAGTTAAAAACGAATTTCACAGTCTTTGTAAGCATAAATGAAAACAACAATAGTTTGTAGATTACAAGTAGAGGGTATTCATCAATGGTCTAATTGTCCATTTGAAGATGTTAAATTTTTAAAGGACCCACATAGACATATCTTTCATATAGAATGTGAAAAGAAAGTTAACCATGATGACAGAGATGTTGAATTTATAAGATTCAAAAGAGAAATTTTAGATTATTTACATGATAAGTATTCAGATAGTGAATGTTGTAAGTTTGGAAATATGTCATGTGAAATGATTGCAAAAGAATTACTTAAAGAGTATGATCTAGAAAAATGTTCAGTTTTTGAAGATAATGAAAACGGTTCAGTAGTTTATCAATACGAGGTTTAACATGGCAAAAAAAACAGTATCAGCACCTAGGGGATTTCATTGGATGAAAGTTGGAAGAGGATTTAGATTAATGAAAGGTGCATACAAACCACATAAGGGAGCAGTAAAAAAAGCTAGTTTTACTGTGCAAAAAAAACATAAGTAATGAAAGTTCACTTTGCTGGGCATGAAGATGTAGGAATGTCTAAGCCATTAAAAAAAGCTGGAGTTAATTATGTTCTTGGAAGTTTTTATCAAATAAGAAGATACAAAGACCAACATGCTATTGATTTTATTAAGTGTCTTAATAGTTATACTCATACTATTATAGATTCAGGTCTATTCACATTAATGTTTGGTGCAAAAAGCCATACAGTACTTACAGAACAAATGATTATAGATTGGCAAAATGATTATGCTAATTTTGTTAACAAGACAGGATATAAACATTCAATAGTAGAATGTGATGTTCAAAAGAAAATATCTCCTGAGTTTGCATGGGAAATGAGAAAAAAATTTAAGACTCAAGTAAATGTTCCAATTATAAATGTTTATCACTTAGAAGATGAAAACCCAGATAAGCTAATTGATTATTCAGATTACATTGCTGTATCAGTTCCTGAGTTAAGATTTAATGTATCTAATGCTGAAAGATTAAAGATAACAAGATACATAAGTCAAAAAGCTACTTCTAAAGGTAAGAAAGTACATTTGTTAGGTTGCACAGAGTTAAAAATGATGAAAGAATTTCAATATTGTTACAGTTGTGATAGTACAAGTTGGTTTTCAGGTAGTAGATTCAACAGTTTCAGATCCAAGGCTTTGCCAAATATGGAAAAAGTCGATATAAACAAACTAAAAGAGAATAAAATTGATGAATTTAAAGATTCAAGTAAATCAACTAATGTATTCTATTGGGAGGCTTACCTAAAACTTCAGGAATACAAAAAATATGCTGGGAGCCAAGAATGAACAAAGTAGAAACCATGAATATAGACAATTTAGTTAAAGCTGAATGGAACTATAAAACAGATGGAACAGAAGAACAGATAAATAAATTAATTAAATCTATTAAATATGACGATTCTGCGGGTATATTAGCAGTAAGAAAACTAAATGATAAGTACGAGGTTATAGATGGAAACCATAGATTAGAAGCATTAAAAAGAATAGGATGGCAAGAAATTCAGGTTGAAAACTTTGGAGATATTCCGAAGTCAAAAGCCATTATTATTGCTAGACGAAGAAATCATGTATGGTTTGATGATGACCTAAAAGCATTTAGTGATCTAATTAAGAATGATGTACTACCAGATATAGATACAGATACATTAAAAGACATACTACCAGATACACCAGATGAGATAGATAACTTAGTTAACTTTGGTAATTTTGATTGGGAAGAACCTACTCAAAAAGAAGCTAAAGAATCTGATGGTACTAAGACATTAACTATAAAAATAGACGAACAAGTATATCAAATGTGGCTAGATTGGGTCAAGTGGTGTGCTGAACAAACTGATTATAAGAATGATAGTGAAGCATTTGAGTATTTAATTGTAGAGGCTAAAAATGGACAAAAGTAACAGTAAAGAACTAATAACTATTGGAAGACCTAAAAAAGAAGTAGATGTAAAAATACTAGGAAACTTAGCATCTATTGGTTGTACTATAGAAGAATGTGCATCTGTTATGGGTGTATCAGCTAGAACATTAAGGCGTAATTATGCCGAAATTATTGACCAGAATAGAGAAAAAGGTAAGGCATCACTTAGAAAGAAGATGTTTGATAAAGCTATTAAGAAAGACAATACACCAATGCAGATATGGTTAAGTAAAAACTACTTAGGAATGAAAGATAGAACTGTTAATGAAAACATAAATGAACCATTACCATTAATTATTGAAGCACAAGTAGAAGATGTCAAAGAAGAAAGGTAATATTTTTGGATCAACTGTTGAATATACTAAGACTGAGAAAGGTACCTCTATCGGTAGGAAACCTATTACATCTACTATGAACAAAAGCAAAAGAAGATTAAGAGGCAAAAGTAAGTATCGTGGACAAGGAAAATAAACAATTAGAACAAATAAAATCTGAACTAAAGTTAGTTAAAGATCAAAGAGACAATCTTCTTAAACTGTTTTCAAAGATCAAAAAACTATTAGAAATGTATGGTCTAGTATGATATTTAGTCTTGTATGGCTAAATACAAAGGACGAACAGTTAGGTTAAATAAACCATTTAGAACACCAGGCAAATCAAAAAAGTTTGGTGTGTATGTTAAGAACAAGCGTTCAGGTAGAGTTCAAGTTGTAAGATTTGGCGATCCCTCAATGAAAATCAAAAAAAACATACCAGCAAGACGAAAATCATTTTTAGCTAGACATGGTGCAACTCTTAAAAAAGTAAGAGGTCAAAAGAACTTAGCTCCTGTGTATTGGGCTATAAGGAGTTGGAAATGATTGATAAGTATATTATTAAATTTTTATCAGCTATTGATAAAGTATGTGATGGTCTTGCAAAAGCATTAAGAAAAAAAAAGAAAAAATGAGAGATACTAAAGTTTTAGAATCTTTTAAAAAGCAAACTGAGAAGAAGTTAAAAGAGATGAATATATTTAAACATATGAAAAAAGAAGTAGAACATGGTGCTAATGGTACTCAGCAATATGTAATAAAAAAAGGCATTAACAAAGGCAAGGTTGCTAAATAATATGGGTAGGATTATGAATTATTATTTTACAGGATTATTAATTTTAGGATTTGTATTTTTAGCTCTTTGTATGAAACCATTATGAAAATATCTGAGAACACATCTGTAGCTATGCCAATTAAGAACATGGTTGGTATTATCGTAGCTGTTGCTATGGGAATCTTTGCTTATACAGAAGTTACAGCTAGACTTACTTCATTAGAGACATCAAGAGAATTAATGAACTCTGACTTACTTAAAAAATCAGAACAAACAACAACTGATAAAGAACAATACTTACTTCTTGAAGATTTATACGAAACAGTAGAAAAACACCAAGAACTTTTAGATAAAAATATTCATACTCAAGTTATGTTAGATCACATAGAAGCACAATTAGATAAAGCATTGAAAGATATTGAAGAACTAAAAGATAAGGTAAGACAAAATGGAAACAATCATTAGTTCAGTAGTTGCACTTTGTATGTTTGTGGCTGGAGAGTTACAAGAACATAGAATCCAAGATAAGATGTCAGATTGTTTAAAGGGTAAAAGAGAAGCTGAAAGAAATGCTAACAGTAATATCGAATATAAGTGTGGCAAAGTAAAAGCTGAATTAGAAGAAAATATTGATGGCAGTAAGTCTATAAAAAAGATAGTATCCAAAGAATGAAATTTGTTTTAGCTTATACTATCTGCTCTGCAATAACAGGATTCTGTAACACACCGGCTGTTCATCCTGTAAAGTTTAACACATGGACAGATTGCACTAAAGCTGGTGCTATGGTAACAATTAAAACAACAAACCAATACAAAGAAAAATTCGAGGAAGACAAATTATACATATCTTACTTTTGTAATGAAAATCACTCTGACAAAACCCCAGCTTAAAGTATCATCAAATAGTAGTAGGTTTAGAGTTTTAATATCAGGTCGTAGATTTGGTAAAACTTATTTATGTATTACTGAAATGATGAAGTATGCGTCTCAACCAAATAAGAAAATTTGGTATGTTGCACCTACATTTAAGATGGCCAAAGAAATAGCATGGTCTAGTTTAAAAGAAATGTTGAATCAATTTAATTGGATTGAAGACATTAATGAAACTACTATGACTATTACAGTTAAAAAATCTCATAGTAAAATATCTCTTAAAGGTGCTGACAATTATGATTCACTTCATGGTACAGGATTAGATTTTTTAATTTTAGACGAATTTGCTGACATAGATAAAAAAACTTGGTTTGAAGTACTTAGAGCCTCAGTTGCAGATACTATGGGTCATGTTCTTATGTGTGGAACACCAAAAGGATATGGTAATTGGACTTATGAGATGTATCTAAAAGGTAAGCAAGATAAGGAATGGGATAGCTTTCAATACACTACACTAGAGGGTGGAATGGTTAGCGAAGATGAAATCCAACAAGCAAGACTAGACTTAGATCAAAGAACTTTTAGACAAGAATTTGAGGGTACGTTTGAGAATTATGCTGGAAGTATTTATTATAACTTTCATCCTGTTGAATCTGTTATAGAGAAATCTATTGATTGGAGTAAATCATTACATATTGGAATGGACTTTAACGTATCGCCAATGTCAGCTTGTGTTTCTCAAATAGAAAAAGATAGAATTTATATTGTAGATGAAGTTATTATTTATGGAAGTAATACTGATGAGATGTGTGAAGAAATTAGAAATAGATATGGAACTAGAATGCCTATTTTTATTTATCCTGACCCAGCTTCAAGACAAAGAAAGACTTCTGCTGGAGGAAGAACTGATTTAAGTATATTACAAAATGCTGGTTTCCAAGTTAAAGTAAAACATAAGCACCCAGCTGTTAGAGATAGAATTAATGCTGTCAATTCTAAACTTAAAGATTCACAAGGCAATAGATACATTTTTGTTAGTAAATCTTGCAAAACTTTGATAAAAGGGTTACAAAGACAAACATACAAGGAAGATACAAACATTCCTAACAAGGAAGACGGATTTGACCATATGAACGACGCTTTAGGATACATGATTGATTACATTAAGCCTCTAGTTGTTCAAACACCAAATTCTAATCCAGCAAGATGGACAATGAAATAATATGGCAAACTCAGACAAAATTATATCAGTTCATAAAGACTATGAAGAATCAGTAAATAAATGGGAGTTTTATATCAGATCATATAATGGTGGATTTGATTATAGTGCTGGTCAATATTTACATAGATATAATTTAGAACTTGATAATGAATATGCAAAAAGGTTAGGCAACACTGCATTAGATAATCATTGTAAAAATATAGTTCAAATTTATTCATCTTTTTTGTTTAGAGTTAAACCAAGTAGAGACTTTGGTAACTTAGATAATGACCCTATGTTAGAATTATTTTTAAAAGATGCTGACTTAGATGGTAACTCTTTCAATACAGTTGTTGCACAAGCTCAAAACTATGCATCTATTTATGGTCATTGTTTTATGATGTTAGATAAGCCAAACTTTACAACTCAAACGATGGCACAAGAACTTGATGCAGAAGTTAGACCTTATGTTTCAATAGTTACTCCTGAAAATGTTTTTGATTGGAATTATGAAAGACAAGTTAATGGACGATATGTTTTAAATTATATGAAAATTCGAGAAGAAGTTGATAGTGAGGGTGGAACTTACTTTAGGTTATGGTACACAGATAGAATAGAAACAGTGTATGTAAAAAGTGAGTATGATGACCCTCAAACAATAGATACTGTACCTAATCGCTTAGGCAAAATACCAGCAGTTATTTTATTCAATTCTAAATCTCACAAAAGAGGAATTGGCATGAGCGATCTTACTGATATTGCTGATCTTCAAAAATCTATTTACAATGAATATTCTGAAATCGAACAACTTGTTAGATTAACTAACCACCCATCACTAGTTAAGACTCCTGGAGTAAATGCTTCAGCTGGAGCTGGTGCTATAATTGAGATTCCTGAAGAAATGGAACCAAACTTAAATCT